GCTTCAAAGAAGCCCATCAGTTCGTGCCACACTAGCACGGGTTGACAGTCACCCTCCTAATCAAAATTGTTTACAGTGCCCCTGATTAGTTATTTAGCGTGTTATTATTTATCAACAATACCGTGTTACCGATATCATAGTATCTTTTGGGTTTAATCCGGTTCTTATCACTAACCTCTTCCGGCTGGTTAGGGCGTTTGTTCATCAACACCAGTACCTAAGTTACAATCCATCACTTACTCAAGCGAAAAGGAGGGCGAGGCCATCTGACATGAAGCCCTCAATCGCATCCATTGCCCACTTTGACCCAACCTGCACCGCTTTATCAATTCCACCCTGGATAAATGAGGGCGTCTCAGCGTGTACTTTATCAGCCACCTTAGTGGCGATATTGTTAGCAGGAGGGGCGGGCTTTTGGAGTTGACCAAGACCAACTACTCCAGTTGTGTTTACAGTGAACTCGATGTTCATCACATACTCAACCGAGAGCCATTGGATGCTCGTTGTCGTGTCTCCGCCAGTCACCTGTACCACCAGGGAAGTCCAATCAAAGTTTGTCATGTTATTGGTGAACTCGGCTGCGGGGCGGAAGTTATGAGCGGTTGGGCCCAAAGGCTTACTACGCCAACACACTTCAGTCCCAGGCGCCATAGTATGAACTTGACAGTCTACACCATACATATTACCCAGATTATAGGCTGTACTCAGCAATGGGTTTGCCTCTGAAGAGAGGAACATTTGGCCCTTTGCTGTAGTTGCCGACATCGTTGTCCGAATAATACAACCAAACGAAACAATGCGCACCTCCTTGGCATTAGTTGAAATGAAAGAAGGCAACCCGCCTGTGACCCACGTCGCTCCTGTAGTGGCAGTGGTAACAGGTGGACCTCCAGTATTGGTAGCACCAACAGCTGAATAAAATCCACCACCAGGTATAAACACCGTATACGATGCTCCTGTGGTTCCATCTGCGCCAACGGAGTGCATGTATCGCACTTGGAAGGGAATGCTTGGGTTACTCCCATCAGGACGTTGAGCAGATTTTGCATGAATACAAAACGGATCCGTTATAGAACAGATAGCCTTGTGATGCGATAGCTTAACGACCTTATTGGGCTGTGCCTTTGACAAAACCTTGATCGGAGCGAATCCAGATGAGGCATTGCTCGATCCTGTCGCTACGTTCCTTGCTTTCTTTCCTACCTTCTTCTTTGCCTTCTTCGGCTTTAGATCTTTCACCTTCGGCATTTTCTGGTTCAAGCAGGCTTATGGTGGCTACTTGAAAACGCCTAAAACGCCACTGTCATTACTCTTCGTCACGTTTCGCCGCTACGTCTAACCACGGTAAAGATATTACTGTCCGCGGAGCAACCACCTGATTGATACGCGCACAAAACTGCTCGTAATGGGCAGTAGTGATATTGTATCGTTCAGCTAACATGGTAAAATTTATAGCCGCACAGTCAAACATCCTTGAAACATGCTTCATTTCACTCCAGATCCTTCCCGAACGTTTCTGATGCATGGACACCTCCATGCCTTTCGTCACATACTCTCGAAGAAGCGGTATGTGGTGCACGTCCTGATACGACGATAAGACGACTTCCCTAAAGTTGGGTTCTAGGGGTCCATTGACCATCCACCCTACTCTATGCAGCCATCGCGCCGGTTTAGGACCGAGTACTGTGCACTCGCGATTCGTCTTTCTATCAATGCCCGACCAAAGGAGTTTTGAGCAAAACTCCCAGTCGCAACGCCGGTCACTGATGCCTTGTGTTGGCTTAAGCCCAAGGTCTTCTAGATGTTGTCTCAGGTTGTTGGCTATCTCATGGGTGAAATCCGTTTTCCTCATCAAAATCAAGTTGTCATCGCCACACACTAGCATTAGATATTTTACGTGGGGAAGAAGTCCAGACTCATGCGCTAGAGCGTTGATCATCGTCCCAATCAAGTTGGTGTCCATTTCTCCTGAACGCAACTTCATCATGGGAACCAACATCGGCTGCTCGGTCCACACTCGTACTATCTTCTCGCCGAGATCGTAACTCACGCCATGAGGCGTGGCACCCTTCGGGCTAACGCTGTGTAACCAAGCCATCGTTTCTTTAGGGAAACCAACGGCCGGGTATACTATGTCGCGAACTTTCAACAATTCATTCTCTAAGGTCGAATCATACATCGAACAGTCGTCCCAGATTCCAATCACATCAGACCACCCACCACACTCGCCTACGAACCTGTCAATGACACTACCAATCTCGTCAGGAGTCTTACCAGAGGCGTATAAAATTGGACACTTGATGCCATCCCACGCACTTAAAAGTTTATAGTATAGCTGAGCCGTCCATGGGCCCACAGCAACCTTTACGGCGTCCGGGGGTCCATTAATTAATCGCGTTTTCAGTCCTTCAATCAAGTCCATGGCCACCGCCTTCATCTTTTCTAATTTGACGAAAGCGTTGAACATTCCCCTATTGGGAATTGAATTCCCTAAGTTGCACTTTTGCCATGCTCTCAGGAACTTCTCACGGACATGTTTGGGAAACTTACTCTGATTCATCCATTCATCATGCATAGTGTCATACCCCGTCACTCTAATCGCCAACAACATCTTGGCCGCCTTACCACCTAATGCAATAAACTTGTCGTATGCGTTCTGTTTAACCTCTGTCGGAGGTGTTAACATTCGCAAAGTAATCGCAGTGATCTCGGCTTCCTGATCGGTTCTGGGAATTGTCGGCACGACTTCCGACACACCAATACCATCAAGAGTTAAGGGGGTTGCCAACCTACCTGGGTGTCGTGGTGGCCTGGGATCAGGCCCAATCACGATATCGCCACACCCGGGGGGCAACAACGGTTCTCGCAAGTTTGGGTAAGCGGGGAACCGGGTAATCGTCGGCGAAATAACATCCCCCACAATATGGGAGGTATGTGCCTCTGTGTACAACGTCCTACTCCAGTTATCAGCTGTTCGCCGTGAGTGGTATCTGGCCGTACAAAACGACCCCACAGAACAACAGAACAGACAGAACACAGGAAGCGTCAACAACAGAGCGATCGCCAATGACAAGTGGTAAGGAAGTTGTACTTCTGCATCGAAAGTAAACCAACCGCCCGCCCACAACGCCGTAAGAAACGCCCAAACCAAAATCATCCACCAAGCGGTGGCCCGGATCGGCGAGAGGGTATGTAGGTACGTGTGCAACTTCCAGTCTTCAGAGTACCGACTAACAATAGTATGAGAAGTATCGATTTCGTTCTTCACATTCAAATTGAAAGCCAAAGCGGATCCGATCGTGATGGCGTCTAAACGAGCTCCAGCTGGTAGGCGTGATGACGCCAAAGCAGCCTTGAACTTGTATACGACATCCATCATCAAAGCAGGATCACGCTTCTGTCTCACCACTTTAGAAGCCACCTCTTCCACTAACCCTCTCGGTATGTACACTCGACCATTGGTGGTATAAGTCCACAACCACCCGTACCTCCCGACCAGTTGATCAATTTGCACTTCAACTTGACCATTCGCTGCGAGGCTTTGCTTTGTTACTGAATCATTACCCGGGACGTAAATCGGTCCCATATGCTTATAATCCACTAACGCATGCTGCCACATCACAGGCGGTTCCTGTATCTGTGTTTGTTGAACAACCCTAACGCGCCACAAGTAAGTGTCCCCCATTTGAACGATCTGTTCAACATGCAAGGTTTTACCATCCGTAGTGGTGGGGATTCTTCCATCCCATAGCAACGGAGGGTGACGATACTCATGTGCGTTACCACGCACCTTGGTGATGACCCAGTCATCTCTGCTTGTCAAGTCAAATCGATATGATCCCTCTTCGTACGAGAGTGCACCATAAGCTTCTTGGAAGAGGTGGCCTACAACATATGCCTCACCAAGTTTGCTCTTGTCAATCTGCTTGACCAACTCCTCCAACGAGAAGTAGTAGGCCGAATGGACGAATAGAAGCACGTCGGCTGTTCCGCAGTCGCACTCTTGTAATCTGTGCGTACAAACTGAGTTGCCGTTCTTCGTCGCCAGGGTGTGCCTAGCCGCATCCCCGGGTTGCATATAAGGACACAAACAGTGAATACGATGCTTAGCATGACGACGGGCTCCAGAGCCCACGTCCCAAATCATCGGATCACCATGGAGATGTGCAATCTCCTTAAGCGCCCTAATTTCAAGCCGATTCCGTTGGATTGCCAAGTGAGGATGACTATGGAATTCCTGGGAAGGAGCCAGAATTGGATCGAAACCATAGTCTTGGCGAATCTGCTTTACTACTGCATCTGACACGTTCATCTCCACAGGAACGCGTCGGTGGCCGGCACCAGTTTCTCTATGCCAGCGCTTGCTCGACTTTCGACTAACGGACGAGCCGGATGAGCTGGCGGTGACCTGCGATTCCAAGTCATCACTCACCCCATCGTTATCCCACGGTGCATTACTACCCATGGTCCAGTTAACGTACTTTACCTTATTTAAAAGACGGTATAAAAATAGGCTTATTGTTTATTG